AACCCATAGTCTAAATTTATATGATCTCTCATATAAGTGTTCAACATATCGAATGTTCGTGAAAACGGAAAATCTTTTTTTTGAATTATTGATTGTAAAATATCACCTGATAACTTATCTCGGTCAATGTCCCAATCTTTAGGCATTGCCACATCACCATAATATAGAGCTTGCTCTGTTAATACTTTCTTCTGCATACCACCACCATTTTTAATTTATGCTAATTTATCTGTCAAGTCCCAAGATTGATTAGATTCGTTCCAAACATAAATCCAATAATGAGTAGCTGGTACATCATTTCCTTCGGCATCTTTTGTAGGTGTATTTTGTGTTTGTTGTTCAGCTGTTAATGCTGGAGCATCGCCGATTGGTGATTTCCATTGTGCAGTTGTAGTATCTTTTACCCAAGATGCGTAAGGTTTTTTAGGCCAAAAGATATTATTATCTTCGTCCCATTCATAACCTATACCTGCGTAATTTCCTCTAAATGCTTTTGAGTTATCACCAGAGTTATGTGTATTACCTTTTGTATTGTAAGATGTTTGAATCCACATTTGTGCAGGCCAGTTGTTATGTGTTTCTAACCACTGTTGACCTACTGTTTCATCTTCAACACCATCAGCATTTAACATCTTATCATTATCCATAGTTAACACTTGAATAACTTTACTGTTAGCTCCTAGTTTTGCAAAATGTGCCATAATGTTTCTCCTTATATATTAATTTTAAAGTTCAGTAAATACATATTAATTTTGAAATTTGTATCTAATAATAACAATTCCAGAACCACCTGCACCACCATTATTAGGTCCTCCGTAAGCTCCAGCTCCTCCACCACCGCCACCAGTATTAGCAGTTCCGTCTGTTGCAGAAGATGAACCAGATTTTCCTGGACCTCCTCCACCTGTGCCACCAGTTGAATTTGTTCCGTTTTGTGGTGAACTTACGTATGTTGCTCCACCGCCACCACCACCTGAAAAATATTGATATCCTCCAGAAGGTGAACCACTACTACCAAACGCAGTTGGTATACCTGCTCCAACTCCTCCATTGCCACCTTGTTCTTGACCTGGAGTAGGAGGTGCCGCTCCATCATTTCCATCAGCTAACGCTCCGCCACCACCACCTGCAGCTGTGTAACCACCATTTGTTCCTTCTCCACCATCTTTACCTTGTGCAGGACTAACAGGAGGTGTGTTTCCATTTCCACCGTTAGCGGATCCAACTGCACCAGACCCACCACCAGATCCACCAGCTGCTCCACTGTCAGTTCCAGGAGTTCCAACACCATTACCACCTACTCCACCTCGACCTCCACCAGTTGCGGTTATAGATGAAAAAATTGAATTACTTCCACTAGCTCCATAAGACGAGCCTGGTTGACCTTTTGCTCCACCTGCTCCGACCGTTATTGGATAAGCGGTTGCTGGGACAGCTAAACCTGCTGGAGCTGCTAAAGGTTTTCCAGGATAGGTTGCTGGTGCTAAACTTGGAGAAGCAAATCTAAAACCACCTGCTCCACCACCACCACTTGCGTAATTATAATCTCCTGGAGCTGCTGCTACGGGAGCTCCACCGCCACCACCTACTACTATATATTCCACTGCATTTGAACCTTCAGCATTACCTGCACTTGACACACAAAAAGTGCCAGGACCTGTAAAAGTATGAATTTTAAAATCACCACAAGTTGCAGTTGTATTTCCTCCTGTTGCAGCTATATATTGTGCAGTAGAAGCTTCAGATTGTAAACCATCATCTGTCACTAACCAGCCTTGCACTGAATCTACAAATACTAATGTAATAGCAATTCCTTCAGTAGAAATAACTGCATTAACAGTTGAACCACCAATTTTATCTGAACCATTTTGAACTAATGTTAATGCGTGTGTATCAAAAGTTTTTAAATAATCTTTAAATGCAACTACAGCTCCTGCAGTTCCTGCTGGTAGATTAACTGATATTGCTCCGCTAGTTGTGTTTACAAAATATCCCTCACCAGCGACCGCTGTAAAACCTGATGTCTTAACTGTTGTTGTCCAAGACGCTGAACCTGTTGCACCAAAGTTTGTTGCTGTACCTTGGTTATTAATTGTTGCACCACTAGGAATTGTGAACGTATCACCACTATCACCTAGTGTTACCGTTGTTCCGGATCGTGGACTTATTTTATTTACTTTTACTTCACTCATAATTTTTACCTACGCTTGAAACCTATATCTTATCATTACTATACCTGAACCGCCAGCTGCAGCGCAACCAGGACTATCAGATCCTCCACCACCTCCGCCACCAGTATTTGCTACACCTGCAGATACTGTTTGTGAAGCAGGACCACCTCCACCACCTCGTCCAGCGCCACCTACACCTGCATCTCCAGCACCACTTGGGCCAGTACCACTTGCAGAGGAACCGCCTCCTCCACCACCTGAAAACCATCTTGTTGAACCTACAGGACCTGTAACTCCATAACTAGGAGCTGTTGGACCTATTAACGGATCTGCTACATAACTTCCTGGACCACCATTACCACCAAATTCTGAACCTGGACTACCACCCCCACCATTTGAACCTGAGGTGCTAGCGCCACCACCACCACCTGCGCCACCATAAGTCGGTGCAGGAGAATCTCCTCCGTTCTTTCCTTGAACGGGAGAAACAGGAGGTGTATTACCTGTTCCTCCTGCAGAACCTGCTCCATCTCTTCCTGCTCCACCACCTGATCCACCTGGACCACCTACTTGAGGACTTGATGTTGGACCACCTTTTCCTCCACCTGCAGAAGTTATTGTACTAAAAGTTGAAACTGCTCCATTAGTGCTATTCGCACCTCCTCCGCCAACTGCTATAGAATAACTTTGTACTGAAACAGGTAAAGCATTACTTGGATGATTTAAAGGTGAATTTGAACCTGGCGCAGTTGTATATAATCTAAAACCACCGCCGCCGCCACCGCCGCCGTTAGGTCCACCACCTCCGCCTCCAGCGACTACGAAATACTCAGCTGTGTTTGAACCTGGTCCTGTATTAGAAACTGTAAAAGTTCCAGGACCTGTAAAAATATGTGTTTTAAAATCTCCACAAGTAAGAGCGGTACCTCCTGTAGCCACTATATAAGCATTACCTGTAACATTACTTGTTGAATCTTGAATATTTTTCCAACCTTCTGTGCCATCTACATATACAAAAGTTACAGATTGACCTTCTGTAGATAATATAGCACTTGCTGCAATACCACCAATTTTTTCTGATCCATTTGCAGTTACTGTTAAATTACCAGTTTGAAAAGTATTTGTATAGTCTGCAACTGATACGATTGCTCCAGCAGAACCAGCTGGTAAATTCATTGTAAATCCTCCACTTGATGTATCAGCAAAATAACCTTCACCATTTGCAGCTGTAAAAGTTGTTGTTTTAATGCTTGATGTCTGCCAATCAACAGTCCCTGTTCTACCGAAACCTGTCTGCGTTGCACCACTTGCTAAAGCAACGGTACCACCACAACGACCTAATGTAACTGCAGAGCCATCTACAACAATAGGATTACTTGCTCCTGATCCGATTGTAGTAGTTGTTCCACATTTTTTGATGATGTTTGTATCATCTGAAACTTTATTTATATTATCTACTTTAATTTTACTTGTCATAACTATTGAAATTTATACCTTATTACTACCACACCACTACTACCAGCTCCACCATCTCCACCGAAAGATCCACCTCCGCCACCACCCATTCCTTGGTTTGTACCGGATGCAGGCGTACCATTTTTAGCAGGTTGAGCTTGATAATCATTATCCCAAGCACCGCCATTTCCAGCACCAGGATTCCCTCCTGGACCACCTGGCCAAGTTCCTGGAGAACTACCTCCACCATAAGAACCTCCACCTCCGCCAGCTGCATAAGCCACAGGAGATCCAGTAAAAGAAGAAGCGACTCCACTTGCACCAGTTCCTCCTACACCACCACCTGTTGGGTGTACAGTTCCAGCTGATCCTGCAGCACCGGCGCCACCGCCGCCTCCGCCAGCATATCCTGAAGTTGGGGTTGGTCCTACACCAGCTCCACCATTTTGTCCTTGAGCTGGATTAGTTGAAGGTGTATTTCCTGCTCCAAAACAAGTAGGAGAATTTCCTTTTCCTCCTCCACCTGAACCTCCATCTACTGCTGCAGTGGATGGACTTCCTGCTCCGCCAGCACCACCGCCGGTAGATGTTATTGTTGAAAAAATTGAATTTGAACCATTACCTACTCCACCAGGACCACCAGCAGTTCCTCCACCTCCAACGGTGATAGGATAACCTTGTGCTGTAACTGGAGCTGATGTTGTTGAAACCAAAGGACTTGAAGTCCAAGAAGGTGCGTATGAAGGATTTTTAGATTCTCTAAAACCACCAGCTCCGCCACCACCAGCAACTTCTTGTCCACCTCCACCACCACCGGCTAATACAAGATAGTCCACATAATTTGATCCTAAAGCATTACCAGCACTACAAACTGTAAAAGTACCTGGTCCTGTAAATGTATGTATTTTAAAATTACCGCAAGTTGCAGTTGTGTTTCCACCAGTTGCTGACACGAAAGCAGGGTCAATAGTTGCACTTTCATTACTATATACTGAAACCCAACCTTGAGTTCCATCTACATATACATATGTTCTAGCTTCTCTGTTTGTAGTTATTGTAGCATTTTCAGCTTCACCTTCAATATTAGAACTATTTCTTCCAATTGTAATTGTATTACTTGCAGATGTTCCTGCATAATCAGAAATAGCAACAATATTTCCAGCGCTTGGTGATGAAGGTAAAGTTACAGTTACTACACCTGATGTGGTATCTACAAAATATCCTTCTCCATTTGCTGCTGTAAAATCTGCACTTTTAATTGCACCTGTTTGCCAATCTACTGTGCCAGTTCTACCAAATCCTGTTTGACTTGCACCTGAAGCTAAAGCTACGCTTCCACCACATCTACCTATAGTTACTGTGTTTGCATCTACAGTTACTGTTTGACCTGCACCACAACCAACTGTTAAAGTTGTTCCACATTGAGGTCCAATTTTATTTACTTCTATCTTTGACATTAT